TACAAAATTTCATTTTTTCGATTTTTGTAAAAATTTAAAAATTCCCTTTTTCGTTTCTTTTGCCAAAAAATTCCTTGACCAATAACTTTATCATTCTTTCTGTCATGAAAAGTATTGTGTCGTTTGTTAGTGAGAGGTAAACAATTCCATTCTTGGAATTCTAGTTCAGGATATTCGGACACTGGAAAAATATGATGAACCATTTCAGCTGGTTCTGATATTCCATATCTCAAACTCTCTTGACATAGATAATTATATTTCCTTAGAATCTTATCTCTGAACTTCTCCCACTTCTTTGTCTTCAAAGAAGGTCTGACAATTTTGTTATACATATAATCCTCCTCACACAAAAAGGACAGACCAAATTGATTGGCTGTCCCTCTCATACTTGAAAGCTATGCTATCATAATATTTTATTTTATGTGAGAAAACAAGAGCTTATTTTCTCATTTTTTCGAATGATGTACCTTCCCAGCGTACAAGGATTCCTGAAACGGTTGAGCTGAATGTTTCATCTTTACAAATTGAATATCCTACAATCTCATATTTCAAACCTGGATTATTCTTGATGTCCATGTTCAATTCATTTACTGCACTTTTTAATAATGGAATATCTATATATTGCTTTATCATCATACTGTTGTTCATTTCTCTTCCTCAACTTCCTTCGGTCTCAATCCTATAAAATTATATTCCAGTGTTGGGTTCTCGAAAATGTTCCCAATGATTTCAGCTTTATCCAATACATCTGGTTCATAAGGCGAGATACAATCTGGATCCATGACATTCAGACATTCAAGATAGAAACCATTTCCAGAAAGCACTTCTTTTTCTGCATAGTAGCGATACTCTCCGAAGCGGACAATGGCTTTGATGAAATCAATTTGAAGGACATCACCTACATAAATTTCCTTACCTTCTTTGTCATAAGTGCGTGTTGATTGAGTGATGCATTTCAAATCTTTGAAGTGCTTCCATCCACTACCTTCACAGTATACTACTGGGAAATTAAAGTTTTCATCGTTTTGATCACAATTGCCTACCACTACCCTGTAAAACATTTTTTTGTTTTTTTCGTCCCATGCTCTAAATTTTGTATTCATTCCGTTACCTCCTCTATTTCAATTCCTTCACAATCAAAGACCCAACCGAATCCAGCTTGTTCCAGTTTCTTCTTTGTAAGTTTTGAATATGCTTTACTGCTGTAAAAATAAATTGCATCTTCATCAGGATCTCTCATGATGTATTGACCTGATGCTTTTATTTTCACTTTGTAGCGTTTCTCTTTTTTTAACAATTCAGGACTTTCCCAACGATTCCCAATTTTTGAGTAGTATTGGAGAATGTCTCTTGTTATGTCTATTCTGGTATTTATTGTAATACCTTCACCAATCCATCTGCAGTTGTCATAATCATATCTTACAAGAAATATATATTCTTGCACATTGTTTCTCAGAACATCTGCTTCAAATATCTCATTACCGTTTGCGTCTTCAAGTCCTGTTGATTGCATGAATTCCACATCATCAAATGAAATACCTTTTGGAGTGAAATCAACATCTTTTATACATTGTTTATTTTTGTCCCATGCTTGGAATTTTGGAATCATTTTCCCCCTCACTTTCACATATCTTATATTTTGTTAAGCTCGCCTTATTTCTGAAATCCTTTTAGGATATGGCTTTCATTCGTTTCTCTTTTTCCAGCTTATGCCTAACTCATTTTGTTAATGTCAAAAATATAAAAATTAAATAACAAAGTTTCTTAAAGCATCATCTAGTTCAGCTTGTTCGATACCAATATATCTCAGCGTTATAGCTGGAGATGAATGATTGAACATCTTCTGTAGTGTGCCTACATCCTTTGTTTTGTTATAGTATTTATATCCAAATGTCTTGCGCATTGTGTGAGTCCCCACATTGTCAATGCCCAATTCTTCAGCGGCTTCATGGATGATCTGGTAGGCTCGTTCACGAGTGATGGCCTTATTTCCTCCTTGCCTGCTCTTGAATAAGAAATGATGGAATGGCTTCCCTTCAACATATTTCCTCATTTCTCGTTTCAACTCTTTTGTCATTCTACGAGAAATCTGCTTGCCAGTCTTCCTCTCTCGTAGTTTGATGTGCCATCCTTGAACATCTTTGACTTTGAGTGTGAGGATGTCACCTACACGCAAGCCTGTATTTAGACCAGTGATGAATAGCATGTAATACATTTCATTCCATTCTCTCAGATAGTCTTTCATGGCTTGGATGTCATCTGTATCTTTAATAGGCGAGACCTCTTCCATACGCTTCCCCCTTTCTGTATTAAAATTGATTTCATAAGGAATTGGGAGTGCAGGAATCGAACCTGCGCCTACTGTTTTCCGCCAGTACGCTCTACCGTTTTAGCTAACTCCCTAACCACTATTAGGAGACCCTCTCATCCATGATGTGATTATCATGAACAAGATTATAGTATTTTATTTTGTGTGAGAATACAACATCTTATATTCTCGTTTTAGAGTACACCTTTCATTCTTGCGTAGGTTTCCAAGATGCCAGCACGCTTCCTGTAAATCGTGGCATTGCTGACAAATTGCTTTTCTGCGATTTCTTCCCAATCAAGATTGGCTTGCCCCCATCTTAGATAGAAGATGTCAAGCTGTTCTCCTGTCAATTGCTTCTTGAAGGATTCAACAGTCTCTTTGAACAGCTCAAGATTCTTCAGAGTCACATCTGTAGCAAATTTCATCACTGTGTTTTCTGTTGGTTTGCTGATGCCAGACTTCCCACCCCCAACAAGGTCATCACCGTTCTTTGCCATCAATTCTGCTTTGCGTGTCCAGATTGCCCGGTCAATTCCACGAAAATTGAATAATTCTTGATCAAGGTTAAACAATTCTCTGTTGTTTAATTTTTTCATTCAGTAACCTCTCTTTGATAGATTTTCTACTATCCCTTTTCCTTTTAACTTCTCACAATGAGCAAGTGCTTCATGTCTTGTTTCAAATTCGGCTTCAGTGTATTCAGCTAAATGTTTCGGATTAATCCAACTTGCATGGCCATGATATTTTCTTACAACATACGTCTTCATTTCTTTCTCCTGCATTTCATGACTACGCTGAAGGCCCACAGGAAGCCAGCACCCCAAATGATTGATAAAATCATGAATATAAAATCTTGCAATTCCATCAAATGCTACTCCATGTCTTTTGATCCTTTGCGTTTCAATGTCACAGCATAACTCATGACTGTCACACCGATAACGGCAAGAGCAAACCCTGTTTCTGTTCCTGTGTTTGGTAACGTTGCAGGAGCTTTGTAGGCCTCAACAACAGCTTCTTCAGATTTAGCTTCAGTATTCTTCACTACTTCAACAATTTCTTTCTTAGGAGAAACAGAAGGTGCTTTTGGTTCTTGTTTAGGAGTTGCTTGAGGTGTTTTAGGTTCTTCTTTAGGCTTCACTGGTTCTTCTGGAATTTCAATGACCAATTCTGGCAAATAGTGGACAGGCGATTCATTTGGTACCACTCCACCTTGCCATTCTGGTTTTTCATGGACAGGAGCATCAAATGGTACTGTGCTTCCTTGCCACTCAGGCTTTTCATGTACAGGAGCTTCATTAGGAACCGTTCCAATTGGCTCAGTGTATTCTGGCTTTTCTCGTACTTCAGGAATACCAGGGATTCCTCCCTCAAACTCAGGAATTTCAACCTTTGGAGATTCTTTGGGAATTTCAAATTTTGGTTCAGGCTTATTCTCTCCGACTGCATCGCCTTTCCCACCTACCAAGACAGCATGGCTTTTTGAGATTGCTCCAGAGTCTTCTGCTTTTAGTTCAACTTTGTTGGTTGGGTTTGTTGAGTCTTTGACAGCATTGACAAGTTTGGTCTTATACCAAACATAGATCATGCGATCAAGACGGTCCATCTTAATTTCAAAACCATGATCAGACTTGCTAATTGATTTTACCAATTCCATTGCTGATCCTTTGTCAATCCAAGGTGTAACGCTATCGACATAATTGATGACCATGTAATCATCCACAAGTTTCTGATTCTCTGACATTTCATCAATGATCTTTACATAGTTCAAGACTTTTCGTGCATAATTGACACGAACGGTCCAGTTTATAGTCGTAGGATCTTCCTTGTCCTGTGATCCCCATTTTGAAATTAATTCATCAGATCCAATTTCTTGTTCTTTTCCAATATTGGCAGAAACCACTGTCCCATTGAAATTTACGGAAACGGGCTTGCCACTCTCTACTTTGTCAGTCCATTTTGCATCAAATTTGAGACTCATTTGCTTATTCAAAGGATGCTCTGAAAAATAGTTATTGAAAACAGTGGTCACTGTTCGATCTTCTGGATTCGTGGTAGCTTTACCAACTACAGCATCTTCAGGATTTGTGACATCAAATTCATATTTTGTTTGGAAGTTCACTTCCTCTGGCATTGTGAGAACTACCTTATCACCTTCATTGATTGGCATGTTATCAGGGAAATTGATGTCCTTGTATTCAATTTGGAAGCCTTGGTACTTGCCTGTCCCGTTTGATTGATCAACAACAACATTGGGATTATTAACCTGAATTACATTTCCACTTTTTTCAAAACTTGTTGGAGTGCTTCCTCGTTGTCCAGTTGAATTGTCATTTTCTCGATGGCTTTCTGTACTTTCAGAATTTCCTGATTGTTCTTTTTCCGAACTAGAAACAGATGTTCCTGCTTCATTCTGAGTGCTGTCAATTTTTGTTGTAACTTCTGCGCTCTCCTTATTGATATTTGAATTAGTTTCATCTGCTTTCACTCCTGATACTGTTGCCAATGCTGCTACTGTTGTTACTGTTGCTAAAAAAAATTTTTTGTTCATGATTCTTTCTCCTTCGATTGTTTAGAATGGTAATTTGTCATCTGTGATGTCCATTGGGCTTGTGTAGCTTGGTGGCATCTGTTCCGTCATGCTGTTTTGATTTGCGGTATTGTCACGCTTTTCAAGAACTTGGAAACTTTCTGCGACAACTTCAGTCACATATACACGTTGTCCTTGCTAGTTCTCGTAACTTCTTGTTTGGATTCGTCCAACAATTCCCACAAGCATTCCTTTTCTCGTCCAATTGCAGAAGCGTTCTGCTTGTTCTCGCCACATCACACAGTTGATGAAATCTGCATCATACTCATCATTTGCATTTTTGAAATTGCGATTGCATGCAATATTGAATTGAGCAGTTGCAATGTTGGTTTGTGTGTAGCGTAGTTCTGCATCTCTGGTCAACCGACCAATAAGAGTCACATTGTTAATCATTATTATCCTCCGACATTATTCACTTCAGCAGCTTCCTTGAGCGCTTCTGCTTTCTTGCGTTCCTGCATTTGATATTCTTGATTTAATTTATTCAAGATTATATCTTGTGCAGTATTCTGTTCAGCTAATCTCTGGATGCTCAATTCATGTTCCTGAATTGTCCATTCCATATCTTTGATCTTATTTTCTTGATCTACTAATCTAGAATTGAGATTGATAGCAATGACCAGTGAAATAACTGCCAATGAAATCAAATTAATAATCAGCCAATTGATTTTACTTTTCATCTTCAACTACCCTTTCTATTCTATACTGGCCAGCTTCTCTTCCTTGTTCATTCAAGTGTATATAATACTTGAGAATTGACACATCTTTGCCAGTGATCTTGCTTAGTTCTTTGATTGGAGCAGTACAGATGTATTTTCCTTGATCAAAGAATCTATAATCTGTCAATTCTTCTGGATCTCCCATCAGTGCCTTCTCGTCAATGTTGAAGAATTTGCATAATTCTTGGACATGAGCTGGTTTTATATTTTTGTTTGTGATCCATTGTTGAATTGTATTTGGATTTCTATTCAATTTCATTGACAGCTCTTTGCGTGTTAGTCCTTTACCAAGGATCAACAATTGCAATTGTTGACGAAAGTGATCCATCTGATTTCTCGTGTAATCTCTCATGCTGTCACTCCTGTTCATGACTTTTTTTCAAATCCTCAATGAGCCATTCAAGATATTTCTTAGCCTTATCCAAATCTTCAAGCCCATTCTTCTTCTGGAATCTACATAGATACTTGATAGCATTTCCCCAATAGAATCCCTGAACCCCTTTCAGATTTCCTGCAAAGTTCCGGATGACATCAATGGATTCCAGACCATATTCACCACAATAGTGATTTGGCTTATTTACTGAATCATTCATCTCTTCTAAAATCTGTTCAAATGACCGTTCTTTCATTTTAGTCTTTCCTCCTTGATCCAAATTCCGTCAACCAATTTCCCTTTGCGGTCCTTGATTTCTTCATAGGCTTTGTTTAAGCATTCCACAAAATTATAATTCAGCATTTGAGAAATTCGCATCAATTCATGTACTACGCTTTTAAGTTGGTAGCCTTGACGGTTAAAATAAGATGCCAGTGCTTGATCAACCATCAATACAAAATAATCTTCTGTTTTTGCAGCTTCTGAGAAAATGAATTTCTCTTGTTCTGGGAAAATTTCTTTTGTGTTTATTCCAAGTTGAAGAGTCAAGCCAATCAATACAACAGTGATGTCTCCAATACTATCTTTGGTCACTTCTTCATCTTTTTCAGCAATTCCCCTCGACAACTCCCCAATTTCTTCATAGAGTTTCAGAAACTGCTTATTGGGTTCTTGAGTGTGTAAGTTACGGTCATAAAACCATTTTTGAACTTTTGAAATTAGATCCTTTAATTTGTTGTTTTCCATTCGTTAATACCTCCGACTTTCCATAGTTTCAGGAAATTTGAAAATGTGCTTGCTTGCTCCCTTGAATATTCGGTCAGCAAGTGCTTGATTGTAGATTGTTTTGATGTCATTACTCGACAAGTTAGTGTTGAAGAATGTTGTTTGCCTGCTATCCAATATTTTGAATAGCACCCTTTGTCTCCAATCATTCGCCTCTTTAAGATTGGCGCTCATGCTACTTTCTTTCCCCAAATCATCCAAGAAGAGAAAGTCAACTTTGCTGAGTAGGTCCACAGCGTAGTTCTCTGTGAAGTCTCCTCGACCATTGAAGCTTTCTTCAATCTTATTGAAGAGAGCTGATGTTGAGATGAAGATCACACTTTTTGGATTCTCACATTCTTTTGATTGCTCATTCAATGCTTTTGCTAATCCAATAGACAGATGACTCTTTCCAATGCCAGGCGGTCCACTTAGGATCGCATTCCCTGTTTCAAATTTTAGATAATCCCTCAGCATCCGTTTCATGAAGTTGAGAGCTTGTTCATTGGTTGGATTATCTGCTACATAATTCTCTAATGTTTTATCACTCAACTCTTGAGAATAGATGCTTTCTCTCTCAAAAACTTTGTAAGTGTGAGACAGAAGAGCTTTAATTTTTGCTTCCTGCCTCAAGAGAGATTCCATCTTCAGGATTTCTTCTTTTTCGCATTCAGGACAAATTGCAATGATTTGTTCTGATCCACTGATCTTTACTTTTGCATGCTGGATCTGACAGCCATGTTTTTCACAAGATGCAATTTCTTCATTCATTAAAATCCCAACCTTTCATCTTGCTTCTGAACATTTGGCTGTTTAGGCATTTGCTGATTGCGGTATTTTTCAAACTTACTAGCATTGAAGAGTGTGTCTGGTGTTAAGTATTTAGACATCTTTGTGTTGTCCTTCCATTCGTTTGTCTTAACATCAATCACATATTTGAAGTCTTCAATTGTGTAGTTCTCACTTAATCTTCCATTGATCAGCCTTTGAGTTGACTTGCTAGTTGGTTTAAAATGTGAACCAGTTTTCTCATTCAGATATTTGATAATTTCTTCATAGACATCTGATTGGGGCTTCTGCCCCTTATCTATATCTATATCTATATCTATATCTCCGTTGCCTTTTGTTGCAGTGGTGTTGCATTGCAACGCTTTTTGCGTTTCCCGATGCTTACGAGATCTACGGGTGCTTGCTGTTTCACTGCCTACCATCTCAGGAACTTGTTCAAGATTGAACTGGTAATTGTCTGATGTTGTTAGCAATTTCTTCTTAGTTAAGAACATCAATGTCAATCTGATTGCTTCCGGATCCTCATCAATGATGAGTGATAATTCTTCAGCTAGATCTTCAGCTAATCCTTCAAAATACAGCTTCCCTTGTTCAGCTAGACTTGCAAGCATCATCTTCAAATAGATAATTGTGATCTCTTCTCCACCGGGAAGCTTTCTCATCAACTTCATTTCTTTGGAATTGAAGAAGTCATCTTTTAATTGTAACCAGTAATATCTACGGTTCTCAGTTACCATCCATTAGGCCTCCTTGTTTGCAAATTTTGCATATTCTTTGAGAAAGTATAGCTGGACAGTCCCAAGGCTTCCGTGCCTATTCTTCTCAAGGATGAGTTCTGCCACATTGTCTGGTTCTTCTTGTTCATCACGCTTGTAGTAAGCTTCTCTGTACAAGAAGGCTACTATATCAGCGTCCTGCTCAATTGATCCAGATTCCCTCAAGTCTGACAATATGGGTCTCTTATCATTCCGTTGATCAACTCCACGAGATAACTGACTGAGAGCGATGACAGGGACTTTCAATTCTTTGGCAATGATCTTCAATTGCCTTGAAATTTCAGAGACTTCCTGTTGTCTATTCTCTCTTCCTCTTCCTTCGATTAGTTGAAGATAGTCAATCACAATCAATCCTAAACCGCCATTTTCTTGAGCCAGTCTTTTGGCCTTTGATCTAATTTCTGAAATCCTGATTCCTGCTGTGTCATCAATGAAGATCTTCCCTTTTGCTAGTCGTTCCTGTGCTGAAATCATTCTGCGCCATTCGCTCTCAGAGAGATTCCCTGTTCTGACATGATACGATGGAATCAAGCCTTCTGCTGACAGCATACGCTCCACCAAGCTTTCTGCTCCCATCTCAAGTGAGAAGATTGCTACTGCTTTATCTGAACTTTTGGCCACGTTCTGAGCGATGTTCAGGGCGAATGCTGTCTTCCCCATTGCAGGCCTTGCAGCGATAATGATCAAGTTATCTTCATGAAGACCTGTTGTGATTTGGTCAAAATCAGTGAAGCCTGTTGAAGTTCCTGTCACATCACCAACTTTCTGAGAGCGTTCATCTAGAATAGACTGTGTTGAATCAATCACATCAATGATGGGCCTGAATCCTTTTTTCTGCTCGCTTGAAATTGTTGACAAATTCTGCTCAGTTTGAGAAAGGATCTCATTCAAATCTTTTTGACCATCGTAAACGCTTGAAATGCTCTGGCTCAGATCTTCAATGACTTTTCTGGCTCTTGACTTTTCAGCAACTACTTTTGAATAGTGTTCGATGTGGGCGCTTGTAGGGACTGCATTGATCAGACTTGCAAGAAATGCCATCCCTCCGACTTGTTCAAACTGTCCAATAGAATCAAGGGCAGATTTGACAGATACGGGATCAATTGGATCTCCTTTGTCTGATAGATCCTGCATAATGTTGAAAAGCATCCCATGAGATAGTTTGAAAAAACTATCTTTTGTCAGATATTCGGAAGCAATGTGAATCTTATCAGGATCAAGGAAGATAGAACCTAACACTGCTTGTTCAGCTAAAAGATCATGAGGCAGTACATTCATATTTTCTGCCATTTAATAGCTCCTATCTGCGATGACCGAAGCGCATTGCTTCCCGTGCTTCTTGGATGCGTTGTTGTTCTTGAATCATTTTCTTGAGTTCTCGTTTTGACTCTTTGCATCGTTCGCTGATTGCGCTGATAATAATCGTTTGAAGCAAGATCACCATGATCAATAAAGCAATAATAATTTCTAGTAACATTTCTAATTCCTCCAATATTCATTCAAGTTAACAGCCATGATTGCTGCCAGGTTCTTTTGTTCTGTTAGTATTTGGCGCTTGTAGGGTGCCAATCCCTCATTCCGTTCTTCATCATTCTTAGGAAGATAATACCCATTGGGCTTTCTCTTCTTTGCAACTATTGGATGCCCAAAGTTTACACGCAAGCTCTCAATGATATTTTCTATTGCTCTCTTATCGCATTGAAATTCATTTCTGAGCTGAACTGCTGTGATTGGCATTTCATTTGTTGCGTAGTTCTTGATGTAGTTAAGGACATTTGCCTCAGTGGCTGTCATCTCTCTAGATATTGCCATGTGTGGCCTCCTTGTGTTATAATTGTTTTAGTAATTTTGTTAAGCGCCTGATTTTTTCGGGTGCTTTTATTTTTGCATTGAACGACAAAACCGCTGAACATCTTCAAGGTTGTAAAGGTATTTCCCACCTTTCCCAGATTGTTGAAATTGAAATTTTCCTTGGTCTCTCCACTCTTCAAGCTTTGTTCTTCCCCAACCAGTGGACGCTTGAAGTTCTTTGATAGAGACCCATGTAGTCTGTCTTGATGTTCTCTTCTTAGCTTCATCTAACGCTTTGATATTTAATTGAACCAGTTCTTCAAATAGTTTATCTTTGAACTCTGGGCCAAATAACTCCAATACCATCTATCTTTCCTCAAATTTTTCCCATGATTCAGAAATTCGCAATTTCTTATTTATGCGCAATTTTAAATCATCGCTGCCTTTTCCATTCTTGAACATCTGTGTGATCATCGCTGGGCTAACCCCGACCACAGTTGCAAGATCTGAACGAGTCCATCCACGCTTGTGAAGTTCTTCTTCTACAAGTTCATTCCATTTTTTGTGTTGTTGGCTCATGTTGCCTAACTCCTTTCTGTTTTTTGTAACAGTTAAAGAATTAGTTAATTATTTTGTGTATTTACTTGACTTGTTTTAGTGTATCTGCTAAAATGAATGCATAGTAAAAAGACATATTTAAAAACATTTTCTTTCTAAATGATACCGCTCGCCAAAGCTATCTTTTTTAGAAGTGTTTTATATGTTGTTTAACTAACTCTTTAACTTTACAAAAACTATTTTAGCGTATACGCAAGAATTTGTCAAGCACTTTTTTGCGTATTTCCTAAATATTTTTTGTCAATTCATTAGAAAGGTTGATAATTCAATGTTTTCGACATTTGAAATTATTAAAGAATTGGCTAAAAAGCGGGGAATTTCTCTAAATCAATTAGAAGAAAAACTAGGGATTGGGAAAAATTCTTTGTATGGCTTGAAAAGAAATCAGCCATCTGCTGAAAGATTGCAACAAATTGCAGATTACTTTGATGTGTCTATCGACTACTTACTAGGACGCACTGAGAATCCAAAAATTGCAAAAGATGGTGATGCTTCTGCACCATTAGACCTCAGAGACATCGCTGCTCAATCAATGCTATTTGATGGTAAACCATTGACTGAAGAAGATATAGATTTCATCACAGCGGTTCTGGAGGCACACTTGAAAAATAAATAGAGGTGCATTTTATGACTGTGAAAGAACTTTGTGCTAGTGAGGGAGTGAACTTGTGTTATTTTGATGGCAGTGAGTGGCACAGTCCCGGATTCTTTAATCCTGTTCTGAACATTTTGGCATTAGATATAAATTTGTCAAACGAGGAACAGAAACAAGTTGCTCTTCATGAACTTGGTCACAAAGAACACACTCCTTTTCAATACGAATTGAACAGGGAACTTTGCGAATTGCAAGCGGATAGAAGCATGATTCATCACTTACTTGAAGAAGAGTTGAAGTTGATGGATGATGTAAGAGAATTCAACTATCTGCATTTTATGGAGAAATACAGTCTGAAGACCATTGCAAGTGAAACAATGGTCAAAGACGAATATAATTCACTAATTAGTTAAATAAAGGAGAAAATAATGGCTATTTTTGGAAAGAATAATGATGAAAAAGAAATTGCTCAAAAACAGAAATACTACAATGATGCATATCCTTATTTTGAAAAAAATAATATGCTGAATATTTTAGAAAAATATCCAGAACAGGCTGCTTATATTGGAAATGTCATGGACAGTAAAGCTGTGGCGATTATGAATGCAAGCGGTCCGGGCGCATTGGAGAAGGTACAGATCCAACAAAATCAAATCTTGATCCAACAAAATGAAGAAATAATTGAGCTTTTAAAAAGGCTAAAATAAAAAAACTCTCCACATTAAGAAGGAGAATTGTATGCAAATCAAAACTTATAAAAAGAAAAATGGTGATACTGCCTACGGCTTTAGAATTTATGTAGGCAAGGATAACGGAAAAGATAAGTATATCAAGCGTCAAGGATTCCCAACCAAAGCAAAGGCACGGGCAGCACTCTTACAACTTCAGGACGATTTAGAAAACGGGGAGCAAACGAAAAAAGACATCACTGTTGAAGAGATAGCAAAGAAATGGCTCAAAGAGTACGCTGATACTGTTCAGGATAGCACTTACATCAAGACTGAAAGAAATATCAAAAATCACATCTATCCTGTCTTTGGTGGTCAAAAAATAGCTTCTATCACTCCTCTTCAATTGCAGGAACAGATCAATGAATGGTCCAGAAAATTAGTTTATGGGCGCAAGCTGAAAGGTCTGATGAATAATATTTTTAAGTATGCCATCCGTTATGGTTATATTTCAACCAATCCTGTTGATAGCGTGACCACTCTTGTCAAAAAAGAGAGTGATTCTTCTAGTGATTTCTATGATAAAGATGAGCTGAAAGCATTCATGAAATTAGTGGATGACACGGATGATCTGAGAAAGAAAGTCATGTTCCGTCTTCTTGCGTTCACAGGCGCCAGAAAAGGGGAGATTTTGGCTCTCAAATGGACTGACTGGATAGATAACACCTTGAACATAAATAAGGCCATTACAAGAGGATTTGAGGGCGAATCTGTGGGGGCTACTAAAAACAAGAGTAGTGTCCGACTGATTAGCCTTGATCAAAGAACGATTGATCTGCTGTCAGAGTACAGAGAAATGAATCCTACTACCACTTTCATTTTTGAAAGCCCTGAAGGAAAGCCTATTCCAAGTTCACTGCCACGCAAATGGCTCTTGCAGATTGTCAAAGGGACTGAGGTTAGGCCTATCAAGATCCACGGTTTTAGACATACACATGCCAGCTTGTGCTTTGAAGCAGGAATGACATTGAAGCAGGTTCAGCATCGTCTTGGTCACTCTGACTTAAAGACAACTATGAATGTGTACACACATATCACCAAGCAGGCCAAAGATGATATTGGTGAAAAATTTGCTAATTATATAGATTTTTAAACTAATCAGATATCAGGACAGACTCTTTTCAAAAAAGGGTCTGTTTTTGGGTCTGTTAGTTTCAAAAAGTTATGGGAAAGAATAGAAAGTATAAAAATAAAAAACGTTGAAATATCAACGTTTTAAGAAGTTTTAATAAGTTTCAAGAAGTATATATGGAGCCGGTGGGAGTTTCTAAAACTCAATTATATAGCTGTTTTTAGATTTTAGGGTCTGTTTTAGGTACTGACTTCTAAAACTCCACAAGTTCAATGCTCACATTGTTAGTTTAGCATAGCTTCCAAGAAAGTTCAAGTTTTATTTTTCATCTTAGACACAAAAGGAAGTCATTTAATAGTAAAAGATTTTTTGATAGTTGTTTGAGGTTATAACGGACAATCTTTGAAATGTCTGTTATAACAGAAAAAAACCCTCCATTTCGGAGGGTGAAAACTATGCTTTATTTTCTAGCGCTTGAACTCGTGAAACGATAGCTGCAAGCTCTTCTTTTGAAGCGAAAATATTTTCTGCTTGGTGTCCAGTGATAAATGAATCACCACCATTTTTTAGTTTCTCATCTATCAGGGCATCAATTCCAAGTTCTAGATGTTTTTCCTTGATGTTGGTTGTCATCTGAGATTGAAGGACGCTATAAGTCACAAATGTTTGATACGATTGATCTGATGTCAAATAATTAGTTAGGTCAACCGTCCCTGAATGCGTTTGTGGTCTGTTTTCTAGTGCTTCAATTCTCTTGATAATTTGGCTGTCGTTGGTTGGTTGAATTTGATGTGTGGCCATGTAAGTGGCTATTTCTTCCTGTATGTTAACTTTCTCAATTTCAACAATGTTGCTTATTTGATAATTTTCAATAGATTGAATTATATCAATTTTAGCGCTCTTGTCACTTGGGAAGATGAAGCCATCACATTCAACCTCAACTTGATAGATGCCTGCTGGTAGAATTTTTTCAAGTTTGAACTGAATTTTAGAACTTTCTACAACAGCTTCAATTGTCTTCTTTCCTTTGGCATTTGCTATTTTGATCTTAGCGTTTTTACCATCCAGAGAGCTGAATTTGTTTCCATCGTAGTCTAATAATTCATATTCAAAGATAGATGAGGAGTCACCTTGCTTGATAACTTCCCCACCTTTTGTCTGCTTCAGATTAGTTGAATTTTTTCCGCTCATCTAAATCCTCTATTCTACAAATCACAAAGATCTATTTAAAAGATCCAAAGTCTGTGATACGTTGCCCGTTTTCGGATTTCCCCACTGCCACATATCTGCGATTTCCAGAACCGCCAATGTAAGAGATCCAAATGTAGCCATCATTGTCAATCCATCCATCATAGTTGATTTCTTGACCTGCACTGTATACAGCTACAATCTCAGCTCCAAGACCTGCTTCAACTCGTACATTTAGAGCAGACACCTCAACAGTGAATGTCCCTGTTTCTGGATGGAATCCATTTGATTCAATTGTCAATGGTTCTGATGGTTCTGGCTGTTCGAATGCCACAGATGTGTCATCAGTTGGGAAATAGAACCATCCAACAATTCCGTCAAAGTTGCGTGTGTTGTATCGTGCAGGACCTCCAACATAGAGGGAATCAGCATTCCCATCAATGTTCTGTTCAATGGTTTTCATGGTGACTCCATCGCTGTCCTCAATTACAATTCCTGTGTGACCATAAGGATGGCCGTACAGGTAAGTTGTATCCATGACAAAGATGGCTCCTGCTCGTGGGTTGACTCCTACTGCATCATATACTACTTCATACCCTAACCCAGCGGCTGAATTAAGTAGGTCAATAGCATTGCCCCAGAGAGCTTTCCCAAAGAAGTTGATAGAAATTGAATTTGGTAGGTCCACACATTGGGTTCCGTATGCACCATCTGCATCAGCTCCCACACCTTGATTTGCCAAAGATTCTGCATAATTTAGAATGTCATTTAGTGTTGCCATTTTAGAACCTCATTTCTTCCATTGTTCATTTGCTTTTTTCACAGCCGCTTCAATGAATGTGTTTAGTTGGTCATTGGTTAAATTGATGTTATATGCTTCTAGTCCTTCAATCAAGCTAGTTTTAGCATGCTCCATCTTATCCTTTCCGTGAATGTCCAATGTTCCTGCAACTTGTTCAGTGGCATTCACAGCGTTATTTGCAAGGATTTCAGCCACTTCAAGAGCTTTCTTTCCTCCACGAGTGAGAAGGTATTTCTTGACTGCTTGAACAACAATTCCAACCAAAATTACAAGAATACTCATTGCGCTACTTGTTACAATATCAGTGATTTGATTCATTTTTCTTTTCTCCTTTTTTGATTAGTTTACTAGGCTCTTCCAAGCCATCTTTTAACTGAAATTTCTCATGATCAATATTTTGTTTCACAAGGCGATCTAGGCCAGGAATTTCAACTCCCAGAGCTGAAAGGCTGGCAAGGATGCTGGAACCGTATGCTGCCATCATCGCAACAATAAAGGCATCAACCACAGCCCCAAGATTCATGTATAGGGCGAATGGATAGCCAATGGCTACAATTAAAATCATAGCTGTGTGGCTCACTAGCCCTTTTCTCCACTTGCGACTTGAGAACTCGTGATAGGCCCATGCTCTAGATACTCCTATAACGATATCTAGAGCAACAATGGCC